CTGTCTTGTCGCATTTTCCGTAGCGTTCCGCCGCCTGCTGTGCGGTGGTCTGCATTTCAAATGTCCCGTACTGCCACTCGACCACCACCCGCGTGGTGGGGTCGAGGGGAGTGCAGGGGTTGGTGGCAAGGATCATGTACATCCATTGCCCACCCGCGTTTTTTAGGAGGAGCGTTTTCATTATTCAACTCCTCCCATAGAGCAACCCTGCAATTCTTCAATTCCCTTCCAGATGGCTTCCATCTCGGCGTTACGGGTGGGGATGTAGAGGGCCTCTGCAACTGAGCGCACCCAGCTAAGATTCCCGTAGCGATCCACCTCACCTTTGAGGGTGTAGCAGACTGAGTCCCAGAGATTGGAGCAACTGCTACCAGTGCGCTTGCTGACTTTCTTGTAAAGACGGGGGTTGCTGGTCGATTTATACATCCGAATGAATTCTCCATCAAGGATGGGATCGGGTTTACTTTTGACGAAAACCCAGTTTTTGTTTTCGTGGCGGTCGGTTGGTTTGTTGTTCATGGAAGGAGAATGCTCCACTTCTCATCATCCGTCAATGATTTATTTTAAGAAATCTTTTCCACAGGAAATCTCTCACCCCTTAACTCTCTGCAATTGAGCATCTTACACCCACAAAACTTTTTTCAATTTTCCCAACAAAAACCCCGCCACCTTTCGGTAGCGGGGTGATCGTCTGGCAGTTTGCCTGCCAGCAGGGTTGACTAGGCGTAGCTAGTGGTGATGAGCGTCCCGGCGGACGAATCGATGATTTTCTCAGCGACAGTTTGGCGAACGCGGATAACATTGGATCGGCGTTCGTCAGAGCGGTAAGTCTCTGGAGTGAAGAGTCCTACGGAATCTTTGCCCCAGCTAATCGTGCGCCCAACGCCCCCGGCGGTGTACTCGCCGCCAGACACCTGCCCTACGAAAATGTAGGTGGGAGGGAAGACGAACGATCCACTGTAGGTGGCCGCTTTGTTAGCGGTGTTGTAGGGAGCTTTTGCCACGAACAAATTCTCCACTCCGAGGACATTTGCAATGTCCTGTTCAGATGGAAGCATCCGTTGACCAGCATTACGAGGGACGACACCGAACACCTGATTTTGCAGGAAGGTAGTGCGACGAATGCGGTTGAAAACATCCTGATTCATCACAATTGCGTTGGGGATGATTCCCTTTTTAAGGAGGAGAGTTTTCGCAGTATCGATGTCGTTGGGCACATCGATGGTAGCGAGGTTCGCCGCCGTGTAAGCGGCGGTGGGCGAAGCACCTGCACCAAAGGTGGTGGTGTTGAAGATCGCCGCCGCCACCCGCGCTTCGTAACTGATTTTGAGGGATCGCTCGAGCAACATTGCCTCGGTCGCCTCAAGGTTCATAAACCGCTCCACCTCAGCTTCGTAGGAGTCGTCAACGACAGACTCCAGACCATACTCCTGACAGTCGTAGGTGTCGGTGTCGAAGCGGCGATTCACGCGGTTGTAGCCTGCGCCACCTTCGCGAGGAAGTGCATCGGCGTTAAGGAGTTCGGCGTTGGCGAGGTTCGCCTTCATATAGACGCCCCGGCGAGCGTCTTCGATCTTTGGAGGAAGAATCAGATCGCCAATGAACAACTTGTTGAAGTCGGCGTTTGCTTGCTGGACGAGGGCGAAAATGTCCGCCCGTGGTGTCGCTTGTGCATTCGTGTAAGGCATAAGGTATTAGGTAGTTAGAGTTTCGGGTTGGTTGAATTAGGTGACGATCCGTCCCGTAGGGACGAGGAGGATTTCGGCGACATTGCCTGCCGCCGCACCGATAGTGCCGAGTGCAACACCGAGGCGAGGGAAGGTTGTAGCAGTGTAGACTCCGAGTAACCCATTGGTCACCACTCCGTACGGGCTACCTGCGGTGATCGCGGCGGCGGAGGTGAACGCGCAGAGGAACGATCCTGCACCCGTCCAGAGTTTTACCTGCCCGTAGCCAGCGTCCGCAACATCCTGCTGGAGAACGCCGATACCCTGCGCCGTTCCGCCTGCGGCGGCTTTGATCGTGCCATCCGTCTGGATGTCCACGATGATGAATGCGCTTAGTGCGCCAGACGCCTGAAAGGTTCGGAAACCATTGTCGTTTTGTGTACTCATATTTTTAAGTGATTGAAATCTAGTTGGTTGGGTTTAGCGGATGTTGCGAGATTGAGCGTATTCCTTCGGGTAATTTTTGATCGAGAAAAGCATTGCGGCGGTTGCGTCCCCGTTCATCCGCTTCGTCTCGTCGTTGACGATTTCGCCGAACGAACGCACCTTCGGGGTGGAGGCGGGGTAACCACTGGAGGGGAGGATGACTCCCATTTTTCCGCTCAGGTGGCGGATGGCGATTTCTGCACCGAGGCGCGCGGCTTTGGTCAGTGCTTTCTCTTCTTCGTCTTTGTCTTCCATCTCCTTCTCTTCCTTCTCATCCTCCATATTTTTCGCCTTTGTAAGCGGGTCAATATTGATAGATTGACCACCTTCAGGAGGAGTGCCGGGAGCGGTATCGTTCACCTCCTGCATCGAGGTTTTGAAATTGGTGTAGTCCGCCATGTGATCAGCGAACGCTTTGAGCAACTGCGCCAAATCGGCAGGTTCATCTTTTTTGATTACGGGGTCTTCCATTGGGAGAATTTCGGGGATTGCAGATTCGAGTTTTTTCATAAATTGAGTTAAGGAAGTTTTCTTCAAACTTGATGGGTTAATCTTAGCGGGTGAGGGAGTTGCGTCAAGTGGGGTGGGGATCGAGAACAGGGATGCGTTGGCGGCGGGATCGCTGACGAGGGCGGCGGTCAGCACCTCAGTGCAACGAGCGTAGCAAACTTTTTCCATCGGGTCTTCCTGATCGACGCCCATAAACTCAAGGGAGATTCCCATGTGGTGAGGGTTTTTCTCGGCGATTTCGAAGATGCGTTGTGCTTCGGGTTCGGCGTCGTAGATGTGGAGGTTTGCGATCACTTTCCCCTCCCTCAATCCGAACCCATCCACGAATCCAATGGTGGAGAGAATCCCGCTCCCGTGGTCAACTTTGACCTTCACCGATCCCATTTCACAACAGCAGTCGTACACCTCTTTCAGGGTGGTCTGATCAACCATCAGTTTCATCCCTGACTCCGTGGATCGATGGCCGCGCGCCTCGCCGATAGAGATTAGACTCACTCCTGAAATTGTCCCTGCGTCCGCGTCGATGGTTGGTGGGTTCATATCGTATTTTGAAAGTTTTTCGCCTGCTTGAATTTTCTCTGACTGCCTGTCGAACCAGTCCCGCGCGGGCTGTGGGTCGAGCGGGTCAATCCCCCACAGGAAATGCGCCACCGCCCCGGCGGCGGGGTAGTCGGGGTCTTTGGGGTTGGAGTTGTTGGGTGATTCCAAATCCACTTTGTGCCTTGCTCCCCATGCACTTGCCTTGATGATTTTCTCATCGCTCACCTCACCCGCCGCCATTTTTCGCGCGGCGGCTTTTGTCCCCTCGGTCAGACCATCACCCCCCTTTCCTGCTCTGAGCAGTTCCAGCCCCCTTTCTGCCGCGTCACGGATGTATTGAGGGGCGTCCATTATTTTGCGTCAGATGCAACTTTGCTCGTTTTTTCTTTGGCTGACTTACTCTCTTCAGAGTCGTCTCCATATTTATCAGAAATCCGATCTTCATCGGCCAAAGCGGATTGAATGCTTTTGGTGTGCGCTTTAGTCTCCGCTAATTTTGCCCCTAAATCCGCTACAGTTTTTTTCAAATCGTCCGTTGATTTATTTGATTTCAATTGATCCACAAGTTTTCCGTGAAGTTCCTGCACTCGCGTATTTGCTTCTGCCAAATCATTGGCGCGTTTCAAGTTTCCTGCTTTTAGTGCATCCAATTTCGCTTTCATTACTTCAATTTTAGATGGTTTCATTGATTTTGTTTCGCCTCCAGACGCGGATTTACTTCCGCTTGATCCTCCTCCAAATTTGCCGTCATCATCTCGATTCTGCTTCGATTCATCCCAACTTTCAAACTCAAATGATTGAACAGCTTTGGGGTGAATCTTTGGAAGCAGGTCAAAATCGGTTGTGTATTTTTCGTTCTCGGGTCGCCCGTTTTTGAGCAGGTAGAGGAAGGCGTTTACGCGAGCGAATGCCCACTGCTCCGCAGATTTTACCACCGGGGAATGGGAGGTGTTGAACGCACCTAATCCGCGTTGGAAAACTGATTTAAGCGCACCTAGGGTTGCCCTGCCATTTTTCGTGTTGCTGTCTTTTTCGTTGAATTCGTCCGCCTTGTTTTGGAGCGTCTCCTCTTGATCAGCAGTCACTTCCGCGCGCTTGCCAGATGCATCCCCCTTCGCAGTGCCTTCGCCTTTCGGGTCTTTGTTGGGAGTGTCAGACTCTGGAGCTTTCGGCGATCCTTTGATCGCGCCCCGCTCCCCCACGGCGGCGAATCGAGACATCTTCCCCTCCTTCTCTTTGTTGATTCTCGCCTCCACCTCGTTGAGTAACTGAGTGCGGGTTTTGTTCTCGTCGTAGATTGTGTACGCGGCGGCGATTGCCTGATCGTTGGGTAGCACATCGAGCAGTAACCCAACGAGTTCTCGCAGAGTGGCGGCGCGCAATTCAGCAGGAGTCACCCCGGCGGCGAACTCGTTGAGTGTTTCGGTCACCTCTGCCGCGTCGGCAGTCGGTGGAACAGTGACTGAGGTAGACTCGGTAGCGGAGGTGGGTTTCGCCATCCCTGCCCCAAAAACTTCCTCGACGCTGAACCCGGCGGCGGTTGCTTTGTCCCGCTTGATCTTCGCCCACCTCACCATATCGTCCGCCACCTTCTCTGGGTCTTGTGCATCTTCACTCCAGTAACTCATTGGGTTAAGCAGTCCGCTTTGGAACAAGTTGATGTTGCTACTCGATTCTTTGCCGATATCGGGTTGCGGATGGGGTCGGTAACTCCATCGCCCACGCGTGATTCTGTTGGTGGTCGAGACGGGGAAAATTCCCTTACTGATCGCGTCGATGAGGGCCGCGTTTTTCATGCGGTGGGCGAGGGGTTCAAGCACCTTCTGCCCACGGGTGAATTCTGCCTTCGCCTGTTCGCTCTCCAGTCTGCTACTCACTCCACCGAGTTGAGTTGCGTCCAACCCAAACGAGTAAGGGAGGTTGTAACTCATGCAGGTGAGTTTCAACATCAGGGTGATGAGAAATTGCGTCTCAGGTGAGGGTGAGGAAGTGTCCGGGAATTTAATGTCCATCCCCTCGGTGAGGTGGTTGATCTGCCCATACTGAATGTCTTGCGCCAGTCCTCCCTGCTGATTGGTAAATTGGGTGGATGCATATCCATCCATCGCCCCGCTCCCCACAGATGCGCCTGTGGAGTTCGTGAAGATTGTGAGGGCAGATGCGAGCTTCGCCTTACCTTTGGAGAACTCCAAAATCTCATACAAATCCCGCAGTGCAGACACTGCGGTATCAAGTTTGCTTACCCCTCGGTAAGCATCAATTTGCATTGGGTCGAGATAGTGGACGAACTGATGCGCCGGGACATCGACAGGATCAGTGTATTGCCCTGCCGCCATCCCCCGGCGGAATACCCGGTACGCTACTGGTTCGCCATATTTTCCTAGGAGAATCCCAGCGATATAATCCTCGCTCACCACATTTTGGTATACCCCACCGAGGCGGTCACTCTCCACCGCCTGTAGCTTGAGCGGGAGTTTGACGAGGTCGTCAAAACTCATCCCCGGTTCACTCGATGGACGAACGAAAGCCCACCCATAATCTCCACCCCTGTTCATGCCCAACACCCCGAATTCCAACATTCGGAAAAAGTCACACCGCTTGCTCAGATCGCAGTTCGGAAACCACTCGTTATTCAAATACTCCTCCACCTCAGCATCAAGGATGTGATCCCCACTCTGCGAGTGATAAGCCTGCGGGGTGACGAACATCGCGTACTTGCGGTTGAGGGTCTTAGCCGCCGCGAAATTGTTTTCGAGGTCAGTTGCTTCCCTCAATAATTGGAGTCGATCCCGCTGAACCTGATAGCTATTCGGCGCGATTTGAGCGGGGGCGTTCGCCCGGCGGTTGGTGAATGCCGCCCCATCATATTGGAATTTGCGGAGTGCCTCCCTCGCCTCCATTCGTCGAATGCCTGCGGTAGGTGATGCCCACCCGATTAGAGAGTCTAGGAGTGTCGATTTGGTCGCCATATATGTCGTTATTGGAATCCGCTCCCTCGCCCAATCGAGGGGTTAAAATTTGCTCTCACATTCATTGATGTTGTCCCGCTCAATCGAGCGGCGGCGAAGTTCGCCTCTAGCAAAAGTTGCTGTGCGTCGGCGATTGAGGGGAATCCAAAACTCCTCCCGGCGATGGAGTAATTCACCCCGCGCACATTGTTCGCGAGGATGCAGGCGAGTGCCGCGCTCCGCACCGAGGTA